CAGAGACATTATCAAAAGATCTTGATAATCAACCTCCTTTCCTCATTGACAAAACGGGGAATAATGCAGTTACAATTTAGTAACCTGCCGCTTATTTCTTAACGGCTTCCTCTTCGGCCCAATGAGAACCAAGGTAAATTACTTTTTATCTTTTTTACTGTCATATATCTGTATTTTAATCTTAGGCTTGAAACTTTCCTTTGAGAAATCAAAGAAAGGCTTGAAACCCCTAGGCTTATCTACATATGCAGTACTATCAATAATCTTTCCATCGAACTTTATGAAGTCAGATTCAACTTTGAAATTTGGATTATTCATATCCTTAAGAAAGTCAAGGACTTTCAGTGGATTATTAATAATTTCCTTATTCAGATTTTTGTCTGGTTCCGCAAAGGTTAGGATTTTAAGTTTATTGACCAATTCCTCATTTTTTTCTACTAAGTATTGTAGTGAGATTTCCACGAATTCAATAGAATTTCAGTAGTTGTTTAAGCTTCTGAATTGCTCTATTCTTTTTCGTAGATAAAAATCTATTAATGAGGATGACCCTTTTCCTGATTGGAGGTCTATATCGAATCCATGCCGGAGCAACCTAATATTTACAAGAGATAATTTATTACTTGTATCAAAGGCTGCACCAAGTGGCGCAGATTCCAAGAACATCTTTTTGAAAGGTGCAAATGACTCAGAGGATCAATAAGATCTCTCTGTAAGCGGTTTTTCCAATTCTAATGGAAAAGTTGCTAATTTGTACCAATCTCGAAGTTCTTGAGTTTCTAGTAGACCTCTATCAAGAGTATTAACTCAATACTCCTCTAAGCTTTTTGATTCAATCCTCTTTATTAATCTTTCGATTTTATGAAGAAGAGCGACTTTAAAAGTAATAGAGTTGTATTCCGCAAAGAATCTTTCTTTTATAGGGAGCATTGAAGTCTTAAATGTTCCCGTTTTGAAATATTCCTTTACGACATTCGTTATAACCTTCGTAGTCATTCAATTAATCTTACGACCAAAGAATGCTAGAGGTTTATCACGAGATGTGATAAGAGATAATACTGAGGAAAGGGGAATAACCCTGTTTTGGTAAAGTTGAGTTACATAACCGACTAAAGGATATATCAGATCGTCCATCTTTTTATGGATAGACATCCGGTTACCCAATATTAAAAGTCTGTAAGGATCTTTACCTCAACCATTACGTATAAGGCGTGTTGTAACGGCTAGACGTCCAAAGAAAGTGTTAGATGATAACATTTCTTTAAAGGATAGCGCGGATACATCCACTCCCTTGATAGAAGTTCGTTTCGCGAACTCTACTACTGGGAGATGCTCAGCTATAATTGATTTGGATAAGTTTATCTCTACCCCAATCTGTTTACACAGAGTCAGGTATCGATCTGCTACATCTTTATCAAAAAGAACTAAGTCATCCCCTAGTATTACGTAATCACTGTACCACTGTCCAAAAGGAACTTTGTTTAAATGAACGGCTATAAATTGAACCATCATATGATGAACAAGATTTAGCATTGCTCAGGAAGACAAGGCTCCCATAGGCTGTCCTACAGCATAACGAATAACTTGGGGTTCA